TTAAATTATCTTCATCTTCTTTTGGTATAAATACACCATAAACCCTCATTCTTTTATTGGCAATTGAAACCCTACTGCTATATTTTTTTCTTGGCTCTTTAAATTTTGGTTTTTTAAGGCGGTATCGCTTAAATACTTCCTTTCTATATTCTTTTATTGAACTAGATAAAATTGGTTTACATAAACAATTTCTGTTATCATTCATAATAGTATCTAACGTTAATGGAATATCTTTTGGTTCTCCCATAATCTTTCTAAAAACAGCTCGGGGGTCCAAACAATTCCTAAAAGGATTTCTTTTAGGCATTGTTTAATGTTAATAAATAAATTTAATATAAAAATAATCAATTTTAATATTTATTCACTAAAGGTGCTACTATGGGTGTTGATAAACTCAATAAGGGGTTATTTTTAAGTCCTAAATCTTCCCCTATTCTTGGACCTGGTAATAACCCTGGAATATTATTATCTGGTCTTAAACCTTTCCAGGTTTTTGCGTTTCCTAGTTTACCATTATCAAGAAAATGTTTCATATGACTATATTTGGCTGGTGGAACCATTAGACCTTTCATAGAGTTATCAACCGGAGGTTTTTTATTACAAACATTTTTAATTTTAATAGTCATTAAAATCATCGTAATTAATACAAATAAAGATGCTGAATATAGTTTAATCCATCTATCTTTCATTATAAATTTATTATAATATATTAAAAATAATTATTTGCTTTTGGAATTATATCAAGATATTCTAATTTTTTATTTAAAGTTGTCATATGTTTTTTATATTCCATTTCTTTTTTTTGTTTTTTACTTATTTTTGGTTTTTGAGGTTGTCTTGGTTTTATATTATTAATAACAGGTGAATTTTTAATCAATGGCTGTCTTGCTATTTGTATCCAAGACTTTCTTGCTAATCTAATTTGTAAATTTCTATATAATGTATTAATATTTGAATATACTTGTATATGTAAATGTAAATTATTTAATATTGCTGGTAATAAATTTGAAACATTATAATTTATCATTTGAATAGCAAAAAATAATAATGGTAATCTTTGTTTTATAATAGTTTTTGTAAAATCTATTTTAAACAATTCATAAATATTTATAATTTGTTTTTTCTTAAAATAATTACAATGTGATAATCTTGTAAAAACACTTTTCCAAATATACCATACCCAATGGTTTGTATGCTCTTTTGGAACACCTTCTATCTTTAATGTTTTACACGGTAATTTTTCACCTTTTCTCTTTATCTTACCTTCATATTTTATTAACCATAATATCCAATAAATAGCATCTTGTGTTTTTGATACTTTGTGTAATAAACATTTTTTTATTACTTCTAAAATAATCTTTAACTCATTTTTTAATAACTCTTTTTTTACTACCGCTTTTGGTATATTTAATTTAATTGCTTCCACATAAAGATGATTTTGATTAAGATTTTTATTATCAATCTTTGGTAACATTGTCTCTTTTTGATGAGAAAGAGTAATAGTTGAAATAATTTCTGATAAAAAATTTCTTACTGGTTGGCAATTTAATGTATATTTATATTCTAAAACGTCTGGTCTTTTAAAAAATAATTCATTATCTGGAAAATCAATAGTTCCAGCATTCGGTGGTAATTTTATTTGTCGTTTAAATCTATTATATCTTTCTAAAAATCTTAAAGGAATATTTGGATTATGTATATGAACGTGTGAACCTATTATTTCAATTAAAATATTTATTATTTCTTGGAAATAACCAGAACAATGTAATTCTACCCCCGTTTTACATGCCAATCCAAGATTAGATTGTAATACAGCATTTCTAAATGTTAATAATAGATGTGCTTTACTTTCACCACTTATAGTTAATGATTTATTGGGTTGTTTTTTATACCAAAATAAATAATTCTTTGGTATAGTACTAACCATACTGTAAACATGTCCTACAAAATATCTATTAATAGATATTGATTTATCAGGTTTTCTTATAGATAATGTTGGTAAAGTAAAATTATCAGCATTATCTGGTATAAATGGAGAATGAAATGACATTTTAATACTTTATAAAATTTATTTTATATCACTTATATAATTCCAAGAATGACCGCACATATCTTCTATATTTAATTTTGTTTCCCAATTTAATAACTTTTTTGCTTTTAATGGATCTGAAAACACAATTGGAATATCACCTTTTCTTCTATCTGTTAATTTATACGGAATATTTTTATTTGAAACTTTTTCCATCATCTTAACAATATCTAAAACAGAATAACCTTTTCCAGTTCCTAAATTAAATATTTCATAACAACCTTTTCCTAAAAAATTTAATGCAGAAAGATGACCTTCTGCAAGATCCATTACATGTATATAATCTCTTACACCAGTTCCATCACGTGTATCATAATCTGAACCAAAAACATTTAATATTGGTAATTGTTTATTCATAACTCTTAAAATATAAGGCATTAAATTATTTGGAATACCTTTTGGATTTTCACCAAGTAATCCAGATGGATGTGCCCCAATAGGATTAAAATATCGTAACATAACAAAATTCCAAGAATTGTTAGAAATATAAAAACTTTTACAAATTTTTTCTACCATTAGTTTACTGTGTCCATATGGATTAATAGGTCCAGTTTTACTTTCTTCTGTAACTGGCATTTTATTGTCTTGACTATAAACAGTTGCTGAAGATGAAAAAATAAAATTTTTAACATTAAATATTTTCATAATTCTTAATAAATTAAGTGTTCCAATAACATTATTTTCATAATATAAAGATGGATTTTTAACAGACTCATTTACAGATTTGAGACCAGCAAAATGTATAACAGCATCTATATCACATTTTGATGAAAATAGTGAATTAAATTTAAAAAGCTTGTATAATTTTTTATAATTTCTTATATCAAGATTATAAAACTTTGGTTTCTTTTTAGTAATTTTTTCAATTTTATCTAAAATTTTAATATCAGAATTACTACAATTATCAATTATCATTACATCATATCCTTTTTCTAATAATAAACATACTGTATGACTTCCTATAAATCCAAGTCCTCCAGTTACTAAAATAGTTTTCATTTATAAATTATATATTATATATTATTCTTTATTTTTACCCGCTTTATCTTGTTTAGTTTCTATTTCAGTTTCATTTGTTTTTGTTTCATTTTCAGTTTCGTTTGTTTTTGTTTCGTTTTTAGTTTCTATTTCAGTTTCGTTTGTTTTTGTTTCATTTTGAGTTTCTATTTCAGTTTCATTTGTTTTTGTTTCTATTTCAGTTTCATTTGTTTTTGTTTCGTTTATTGTAAGAATTACATCATTTGGTCTCATATTATCATTTGTTTCTAAATTATTTGTTTCAACTTCTTTTATTTCTTTTAAATTATTATTTTTTTTTACAGTAAAATAATCTGGGGTAATATCATCACTACTTTGTAATGATGAAGGTGGTGTAATAACATCATTATTTGAATCAGCATTTTGTAATTTTTCTAAAAGATTTTTTAAGTTATTTTGAACTGATACAACTGATAGATTTCTTTTTCTTTCTCTTTTTCTTTCTAGTAATTCTTTTTTATTTTCATCTTCTTGTATTTTTTTTTGTTCTATTAATTCTTGAAGAATACTTTGTCTTCTTTTATTTTCTTCTTTTAATAATTCATTTTTAATTGCTTCAGCATTTTTAATTTCTCTTAATTTTTGCTTTGCTTTTTCTTTTTCATTATCTCTGTAAATTTTTACAGCGGTAATATTTAATATTTCTGGTTTCATAAAGTCATCTGTGTTAAATTTATTTCCAAATTCTTTTATAATTTCTTCTGGAATAGTAGGACTTTGTTCTATTAATCTATCAAGTTCTGTTCGACATCTATTTATAAAATCTGTACCACCAGTAGTTCTATCTTCTCGTGGTAAGGAAAGTTCTACTGAAATATTTCTTGAAAATTTAGAATAAGAAATTGAAGCAGCTCTGTGCCCTTCTAATAATTCATTAACTCTTAGAAACTGTGCTACGGTTGTTATGAGACCAGCTGTTAAGTTTAAAAAACCAATACCAAGAGGAACATAAAGATGCCAAGCAGTTGGAAAACTTGCTTGTGCGAAATTTGCTGTTCCTGTTATAGTAGAAAGAATAATAACAGGAAGAGCAAAACGAAAACTTTGCTTTTTGTAATCAGCATAAGCTTTATCATGCATGTAACGATATGAACTTCCAATTTCACTCCATTTCTTTAATATAAGTTCTTGTTGATGATGCCATATTTTTTCTTCTGGTTCTTCTACCTTTATTTCTTTGAGTTCAATATCAGTCATTTATAATATTATTTATTAAAATTCTTTAATATATTTTCAACACTTTCTTTTATAGAAAGTATTTTTGGATATAATGTTTTTAATTTTTTTGTATCAAGACAATTATTAGATCTTCCAGCTGCTAAAATCTTACTTTGATCTTCAACCGAAAAATTCTTCCAAGTAAAATTTGTATCAACATATTTTTTATACATTTCTAAGATTTCATTGTGAGAAATAACACCTGGATTTGTTAAATTATATGTTCCAGTTATTTTATTTCTTGTCATATCAAGAACATACGGTAATAGTTCATCTAATACTGTCATAGAGTTTGGAATAGAACATATATATTCATATGTTGTTATTTTTGTAATAAAATTTCTAGGTTCATGTTTATTTGTAATTGGCATACGAATTCTTAAGTTTAATGTATTATCAAATAAAAGATTCATTAACTGGTCAGTATAACCCTTTACATTTGAATATCCGGATTCTGTAAAATTAGGAGTATCACTTTCTTTAAAACCAGTTTTTGTATCAGCAAAAGGATGTTTATTATCATATTTAAAAATACAACCAGTTCCTAAATATGTAAAATGTATTGAATATTTTTTGCATAATTGTGCTAAAACAATTGGGGAAAATAAATTATCTCTTATATTTTCATCTAATTTTCCAGGTTGTTCTAAATAATCAATAGTAGTGTATTTTTTTTCTCCAATACTTCCATGTGTTCTTCCAATAAAAGACATTACATGGGTTGGTTTATTTTCTTTAATAAAATTTTCTACTTTTTTAATATTATTCGCACGAATATTTGGTTTTAATATACTTATATTATCTTTTTGTAAAAGATTACACATCATAGAACCAATCCATCCTTTGTATCCAAAAACAGCAACTTTCATTTTATATATATCTCTATTAAATCTTTTAAACCTTTTTCAAAGTTTACTGTTAAATTCCATCCTAACTTTTTTAATTTTTCATTTGTAATAAAATATCTTTTGTCATTAAAAGGTCTATCTTTAACAAAAGTTATATATTTTTTATAATCATTACTATTATGTATAAGTTTAACCAATAACTTAGTTACTTCTAAAACCGATTTTTCATATTTTGGGTCACTACCAATATTATAAATATCTCCAATCTTACCATTATGTAAGACACAATCAACTGCCGTACATACATCATAAACATGAATAAAAGACCTTAATGAATCTCCTTTTCCATGTATAGTACATTTTTTACCTTCATTTAGTAATTGAATAAATTTTGGAATAAGTTTTTCAGGGTATTGATTTGGACCATAAACATTATTACCTCTTGTGATAATACATGGAATATTATAAGAATGTAAATAAGAATTTACATACATTTCAGCAGCTGCTTTACTAGCAGAATATGGATTTGTAGGACATAATAATGACATTTCATTTTTAGGGTCTTCATTTAATTGACTTTCACCATATACCTCATCTGTGCTAAAATGAAGAAATACAATTTTTTTATTAACGATTCTTACAGCTTCTAATAATGTATGAGTCCCTTTTACATTATCATATGTATATTGTAATGAATTTTCAAAAGAGTTATCTACATGTGATTGAGCTGCAAAATGTATTATATGAGTAATATTTTCTTTTTTAAGAATATATTTTATTAAGGAAAAGTCATTGATATTTGCTTCAATAAATTTATAGTTTTTAGATTCTTTTATATTTTTATTAATATTATTATGAGATGCACAGTAATACATTGCATCAATATTAATAAAATTGTAATTTTTGTATTTATTAACAGCATAATTTATAAAGTTAGATCCTATAAATCCACAACCTCCTGTGATAAGAATATTCATTATATAATATGAAAACTAAAAAAACATTAAGATTTATTCTTCTTTTAAGATATGTTAATTCAAAAGAAACAAATAAAGATTGTAAAAAAATTACGAATATATTCGTAACTTTTATGGAAAGTGTAATATATTAATTATTGATGATAATTCTAATCAAAATTTTATTGATAAAGATTATGAAAAAAAATTAATTAATACAAAAATTATTAATAGTGATTATAAAAAAAGAGGAGAATTATTACCTTATATTTATTATTTAGAAAATAAACATTGTGATATTGTTTGTATAATACATGATTCAGTTTTTGTAAATAAATATATTGATTTTACAACAAGTAAATATTATATTTTATGGGAATTCGAACATAATTGGGATCATCCAAATGATGAAAAAATAATATTAAATTCTTTAGATAATAACAAAGATTTAATAAATTTTCATAAAAATAAAAAATTATGGAAAGGATGTTTTGGTGGAATGACTGTTATAAATTATAATTTTTTAAATAATTTAAATAAAAAACATAATTTTAAAAAAATGATTCCTTTAATAAAAACACGATATAATAGAATGAGTTTTGAAAGAGTAATTGCTACTATATTACAGAATTATTCTCCAAAGAAATGTTTATTTGGAAATATACATAAATATTGTATGTGGGGTACAAAATTAAATGAAATAGATAAATATAAACATCTACCTTTTATAAAAGTATGGACTGGTAGATAAATATTTGAAAAGAATATCTAATAGAATGGTGTAAAATCATTTTCAATAATAAGTTTTTTTAATTTATCATAATAAATACTATCACATATAATATTAATATCATTATCTCCTTCTATACACTCATTTCCTCTTATTATTCCTGAAAGAGTTCCATATCTAATGAACCAATTATTAATATTATTATTTTTTAACTAATGAAATAAACTTAATTATTTTTTTCCCATAAGTATTATTTATAATATTTTTATTATTATAATATTTTTTTTTTTGGTTTTGGACCTTTTGTATCTTGTGGTATTTTCCAATTAATACCATATCTTCCGATTAACTTTTTTTCATAATTATTTGGAATATATAATACTTCATTCTTCCATTTATATTCAATTAATTTATTACTTTTATAACAATCACTCCAAATTACTTTTTCCCATTTATCATTAAAATCTCCATTTTTATTAACATTTGCCATATAAAAATCTATAGTGCAATATTCTTTTGTTTCTTTTGTTTTTAAAATATATCTAGAATTATTTATACCATAACCATATTCAATTTTAAAATCATTTTCAATAAGAAGTTTTTTTAATTTATCATAATAAATACTATCACATACGATATCAATATCATCATCTCCTTCTATACACTCATTTCCTCTTATTATTCCTAAAAGAGTTCCATATCCAATGAACCAATTATTAATATTATTATTTTTTAATAATTTTATTATAAATAAAAGAGTATTATTTAAAATATTTTTATTGTTTTTCTTCCCAACCATTTATATTTATAT